AGCCTCGCGCCAGCCGCACCACATTCCCTAGCTACGAGCAGCGCACCACCTTCGGGATAAACCCGCTACAGGACACATGGGATCTCAGCTTCAGCGCCCGTACCGCTTCTGACCGCAACGACATCTACGCTTTCCTAGAGGCACGCAGAGGCGCCGAACCGTTTGAGTGGACAACCCCCTTCAACGAAACCGGCTCCTTCGTCTGCACCTCATGGGAAACCAGCCTCGACTCCTGCTTCCTCAACACGCTCACGGCTAAGTTTGAGCTGCAGTACGTGCCCGGCGGCCCCAACCTGACACTCCCCGCAGCGCCCTCAACCGCTTTCAGCTATACCCCCGACTACGCCGCCACCAAGTCCTACGAAACGCAGTCCCGCGCCACGCAATTCGGTGACGGCTACAGGCAGCGCCTCACCTTTGGACTCCAACCTCAAAAGGAGGAGTGGAGCCTCGCCTTCAACAACCGCACAAACACCGAGCGCGACCTAATTCGCAATTACCTTCGTGGCGCCAAAGCTGTTACCGCTTTCGCCTGGACCGACCCTATAAATGCCCAGCCCATCAAGGTTGTGTGCGACGAGTGGAGCACGCAGTACAGTAACTTCAACAACAGCGCCATCCAAGCGACCTTCCGCCGCGTATTTGAACCTTGAGCGCACCTACACCTTGGCAAAGCGGCACTGCGCATAGCGTTGGCGATGTCGTTCAGGCATTTACTGATCCCGGTACTGGCTTTTTCTTTCGCTGTGTCGTTGCTGGCACCACTGGCAGCGCAGAACCATTCTGGCCATCGTTTATTGGCAATGAAACAGTAGATGGCACCGTCACATGGAAGGCGGTATCAATCATCTCCGGCGACTTCCAAGCGCCAGACCCTAGCGCCATTATTGAATTGTTCGAGCTGCAACTGTTTGCTAATATCCACGGCGTCAATGATGTATACCGTTTTCATGCTGGCACCAACTTAGTCAACAATGGTGAAGTGGTATGGAAAGGTAATCCATATTTGCGGTTCCCTGTTGAGGCAGATGGGTTTGAATATACCGGACAAGGTGCATTACCACGGCCAAAGATTCGCATTAGCAACATCCTTGGCAGCATCACTGCAATCCTGCTGAGTATGCCGAATGGGCTAGAGGCAGCAAAGGTAACGCGCATCCGCACGCTGGGGCGCTACCTAGACGCCGCAAATTTTCCAGTAAGTGGCGACATCCTGCTGACAGAAGATAGCGACGCATTGCTGTTGGAAGATGACAGCTCAATACTGCTGGAGCCGATCAACCCAACGGAAGATTTTTCTGCTGAATTTCCACGGGAGATTTACTATATTGACCGCAAAAGTGCCGAGAATCGCGAGCTAGTAGAGTTCGAGCTGGCCAGTGTATTTGACCTTGCTGGCGTCAGAGCACCTAAACGGCAGTGCATCGCCAACATCTGCCAGTGGGTGTACCGCTCCACTGAGTGCGGTTACACAGGCACCAACTACTTCGACGCCAACAACAATGCCGTAGGCAGTGCCAGCCTTGACGTATGCGGCAAGCGGCTGAGTAGTTGTCAGGTGCGGTTTGGCGATAACGCTGAGTTGCCATACGGCTCCTACCCTGGCGTGGGGTCTGCAGCATCATGACCTGGAAAGACGCAGCGCTAGCTCATGCCAAGGCAGAAGACCCTCGCGAGGCATGTGGCTTGCTGCTGGTGGTGAAAGGTCGTGAGCGGTACTGGCCATGCAAGAACCTTGCCACTAGCCCCGACCAGTTCTTTGCACTATCGCCTGATGACTGGGCCGCCGCCGAGGATGCTGGCGAGATCATCGCCGTGGTGCATAGCCATCCAGTCACGCAGCCTGCGCCATCACCAGCAGATCGTGCCGCCTGCGAGGCTAATGGCCTGCCGTGGTACATCGTCAACCCCAAGACCGAGGCATGGGGTGAATGCAAGCCATGCGGCTACAAGGCGCCGCTAATAGGCCGTCAATGGGTGTGGGCAGTGCATGACTGCTGGACCTTGGCGCGGGATTGGTATGCCGAGCATGGCATCATGCTTCGCGACTGGGAACGCTGCACCGATCCAGATCAGTTCCAGGCGGCGCCATATTTTGACACCTGCTGGAAAGCAACTGGCTTCCGCGAGCTGGAGCAGCACGAGGAGCTGGAGCCAGGTGATCTGCTGTTCATGAGCATCAGCAGCAACGGCCTCAACCATTGCGGCGTCTACCTAGGCGATCAGATGATGCTGCACCACCTGCAAGGCCGCCTGAGTAGCCGTGACTTATATGGTGGTTGGCTACTAAAATGTACAGGTAGGAGGTTGCGTCATGCTGCGTAAGATCAAGCTGTATGGCAAGCTCGCTAAGTTCATCGGCCATCGTGTGCTTGAAGCGGACGTGGCCACTGCCGCCGAGGCCGTGCGGTTCTTGCTGGCCAACTGGCCGGAGCTTGAGGCGCACATGAGCGATCAGCACTACCGCGTCAGCATCGGCACCTACGACCTCAGCCTAGAAGAGCTGCATCACCCGGCTGGTGCAGCCCCTATCAGCTTTGTGCCGGTGGTGGCTGGCGCTGGGGCAACGGCGCGGATTTTGATTGGCGTTGCAATTATTGTTTTTGCCATTGTCACTGCAGGTGGAGGCATTGCAGGGCTAGGCCTAGGTTTCAGTACTAGCACGGCTATCAGTATCGGCCTTGTAGGCGCCAGCCTTATCATCGGTGGCATCGCCCAACTCCTAACGCCAACGCCAAAAATCAGCAAAGACGAAGCCGACCCACGCAAGAGCTTCAGCTTTAGCGGCATCCAAAATACCAACCGAGCTGGTGTTCCAGTCCCCGTGGTCTATGGCGAAACGCTAGTTGGCAGCGTTGTAATTAGCGCCGGCATTGACATCGTGCAGGTGTCAGCGTGAGCATTTTCGGTGCTGGTGGCATGGGCAAAGGCGGTGGCGGTGGCCGCAAAGCTACAGAAGCCAAGGACAACTTAGATTCAACGTCCTATGCAAAGATCATCGAGCTGCTAAGTGAAGGTGAGATCGAAGGGTTTGCTACACCATCAAAACTTGGATTAACGAGAGGCACTCCCGCATATATCAACGCATCCCTGAAGGATGTCTTCTTCAACAAAACGCGACTGCTGCGTGAAGGGGCAAGCAACACCGCACCACAAGAAGCTGACTTTAACTTCTCCAGCGTAACGCTAGTGCCACGGTTTGGCACGCAAGCGCAAGCCTATGTGCCAGGCTTCGATGCAGTTGAAGAAGAAGTAGCAGTCGGCTCAGATGTGCTGGAAGGACTGCCAATCACACGCACCATCACTGACACCAGCGTAGACGCAGCGCGTATCACAATTAACGTGCCACTGCTGCAAACAGTAAAAGATAATGGCGACATCCTTGGCGCTGAGATCAACTTGCAAATTGCCGTGCAATATAACAGCGGCGGCTTTACAACCGTCATTAATGACACCATCAAGGGCCGCACATCAGACCTATATCAGCGTGATTACATCGTTAATTTAGACACTGTAAATGGAATTATTAGCGGCACATACAGCCAAGCGAGCACTGTCGTAACTGTTGCAACAGCCATACCACACAACTTGTCTGTAGACACGCCTTTCTTCTCCAACGTCCTCTCTGGCACTGCTACTAGCGGCACTAGGAGTGTTGCCAGTGTAATTAGTGCAACTTCTTTTACATACACAGCCAGCACTTCTTTAACCACAAGTGGCAATTTACAATTAAATGACGCCTTACCCGTTGACATTCGCATCACACGCATCACGCCAGATAGCACCACCGTAAAGCTAAGCAATGCGTTTAGCTGGTTCAGCTACACGGAACTGATCTATCAAAAGTTGCGCTACCCAAACAGCGCCTACGTTGCATTACGCATTGATGCGGAGCAGTTCAATAGCATCCCATCACGCAGCTACCGCATACGCGGCATCAAGGTGCGCATCCCCAGCAATGCCACCGTAGACATCACCACCGGCCGACTAACGTATGCCGGCATCTGGTCTGGTGTATTTGGCGCTGCAGCCTGGACCACTGATCCAGCCTGGATACTTTGGGACTTATTGACCAATTCGCGGCTGGGTCTAGGCGATCACATCCAAGAATCCACGCTGGATAAGTGGAGTTTTTTCCAGGCCAGCAAGTATTGCAACGAGCTGGTGCCAACTGGCATAAGCAGCCCTGCGTCGGAACCACGGTTTAGCTGTAACGTAAACATTCAAACCCAAGAGGAAGCGTACAAGTTAATCAATGATATGTGCAGCGTATTCCGCGCCATGCCTTACTGGGCAGCCGGATCACTGACCGTGATGCAGGATCGCCCTGCAGATGCAACTGCGCTATTCAGCCTTGCCAACGTCAGCACAGAAGGCTTCAGCTATGAAGGCAGCAGCCTCAAGACACGCGCTACGGTTGTCATTGTTGGCTGGCTAAATCTAGAGCTTGGTGATATTGACCGGGAAGTAGTAGAAGACTTTGAGGGCATCGGCAAGTATGGCGTCATCACAAAAGAAGTGAGCGCCTTTGCTTGCACCAGTAGGTCACAAGCGCACCGCATTGGCCGCTGGCTGCTATACACCGAGCGCTATGAAGGCGAAGTAGTTGCATTTACTACA